ATGCACTCAACCCCGACCAACCTCATGACCTGCGCCAGCCTGCCAGTAGATCGCCCTTTCTTTGCTTTCCAGCATGAATGGAACATTGCCGCACGCACCAGGAACCGCGTACTAACAAAAATGCGCCAGGCGGGCGCAGATTATTTTTTCGCCTACGAAGCCCTGAACGATGCACTGCATACCGGACGCAACCAGATTTTTCTGGGCTGCAGCCCGGCATCTGCCCTGACAGTCAAAGCCTATATGTCAGCATTTTTAAGTCAGGCCGCAGCCCACACGCATCTGGGGAAAATAAAATCAGATAAAGCGCATCTGGAACTACCAAACGGTTCGAAAGTTTATTTTGTCGGTCCAAAAAGCCTTTGCGCCGCGCTTAATGGGAACGTCTACGTATTAGAGTATGCTTGGGCAGATTCCCCTAAAAATATGATTGCTCTCGCCAAAAGTATGTCCATGCACGCGCGCTATCACGCTACCTACTACACCACCCCTAGCCCCAGCTTGGAAGCATGGCAGGAATACAAAAAGCTGATTGCCCGTAACAGCACAACCATCATGACCTTTACCGCAGATGATGCGGCAGCAACCGGAGCCGAACTCTTTGATGATGAATGGCTGGATGACATGAAAAAAGAATTATCTGTAGAGGACTGGAAAATGCTGTTTATGTGCGAATGGCCCCAGGCTGATAAGGAGCTGGCGGCATGAGCAAACGCAAAAATAAACATAACCGCACAGCGGTAGAGCACAAAGCTAAACCAGCCGGTCCTGCAGCGGAAGCATTCAGCTTTGGTGACCCGATCCCCGTAATGGACCGCCGGGAGTTATTTGATTACCTGGAGTGCGTACAGGTGGACCGCTGGTACGAACCACCGATCAGCATGGATGGCCTGGCGCGAACTTACCGCGCCGCCGTGCATCACTCCAGCGCCATTCAGGTAAAACGCAATATTCTTACCAGTACCTTCATCCCTCACCGCTGGCTGTCTAAACAAGCCTTTTCGCGGTTCGCCCAGGACTTTCTCGTATTTGGTAATGCGTATCTTGAAAAACGCTTAAACCGGTTAGGCCAGATCATGGAGCTGCGCGCCTCGCTTGCCAAATACACCCGCCGTGGCATTGACCCGGACACCTACTGGTTTGCACAGTATGGCCACAACTCACAGCCCTATCAGTTCGATGAGGGAAGCGTGTTTCATCTGATGGAACCTGACGTTAACCAGGAGCTATACGGAATGCCGGAATACCTCTCTGCCATTCCTTCCGCCCTGCTGAATGAATCGGCCACGCTGTTTCGCCGTAAGTATTACCTCAACGGTAGCCATGCTGGTTTCATCATGTACATGAGCGACCCCGCCGCCGATCAGAAAGACGTGGACAACATACGCGAAGCACTTAAAAAATCGAAAGGGCCAGGCAACTTCCGCAACCTGTTTATGTACAGCCCGAACGGCAAGAAAGACGGCATTCAGATCATCCCGCTGTCAGAAGTCGCAGCGAAAGATGAGTTTCTTAACATCAAGAATGTGAGCCGTGATGACATGCTGGCAGCTCACCGCGTGCCGCCGCAGCTGATGGGGATTATTCCAACGAATACTGGCGGGTTTGGCGATGTGGAAAAAGCGGCGCGCGTTTTCGTTCGCAACGAACTTACCCCCCTGCAGGGCCGCATCAAAGAAGTTAACGAGTGGCTGGGTGATGAGGTGATACGCTTTGACCCCTACCTGACCGATGAAGACTGACGCCCACCTGCCAACCTTTGATATAAACCGCCCTTCTCCGGGCGGTTTTTTTATTCCCTTATGCCCTGCCTCACCATCAAAGCGCCTCAGCGCCTCGCTGAGCAGTCCTACGCTTTCGCCACCTGGCAGCTCACGACGAAACGCAGCGCCTCACCACGACGCAGGCGCGCACGACCAGCCCCAAAAAATGACCATGCACGCCCAACTTTGGGGCGCCAAAACCGCGATTAACCCCAAAACCGCGCGCTCGTAGCCCCGCCACGCCTGCCCGCTTTACGTAGTGGTTTTCATGCATCTGCATGATCCATAAATAGCCCGTCATAACTGACGGGTGCCGACATAAAGAACTCTCGAATAATCATGCATTCTCATGCAGTATGGCCATGCAACTCAAACCGAACCTTACAACCCATCATATAAGCAGCACTTGCCATGGTTTAAGAATCATTCTTTTCAACAAGTGATAAACTAATTTTTTGTTCAACTGCATTGAAATCATTTTCTATGCGTACTCTGATTCTGTTCCCTCTTGAAAACTCATTCATTCGGACATAGCCCATTGGTAACTTGGATTTATGAATTAAACCAGTAATTTTCCCTGTGAAATTAACAAAAATCCCATATTTTTGGTCACAGTTTCTAACCGTACCTTCTAATACATCTCCAGACTGGAACTTAGATTCGAAATCAGCCCACTCAGGATCGCGGATTTTTTCCTCAAATGCCCGAACTGCATTTACCGCAGCCTGAATATCAGTTAAATCGCGATAGTCACTCCCTGCAATAAACTCTTCCGAAAAATCTGCAATTGTAGCACGCTGAGCCTCAAGGAAATCAACTAACTCCTTAGCATTGGCACTCACCATTTGCTTATTATACTGATTCTGAACCGAGCCCATACGGTCAGAAACTCTTTTTGCAATATGTTCAGCAGGGAAAAGAGTATCTTCCGCCAGTGCTGCAAGATAACTTATATTTGAAAGCATATCTAAATGGACAAAACCTGCAGAAGATAATCGTAGCAAGTCTTCATCAGTTATTCCTGCCTCTCTAAAATCTTCTGAGACTAAACATTGCCCATGAAGTAAGTAATCAACCTCACGAGTAATCACTTTTGGAGAGAAACCAAACTTAACTAAATCTCTTTTTAATGTAGATAAAGGGAAATACCCTTTCAGACCAGTTGGACCGCTCGAACCAAAATGATTATAAAACCACTTCAGAATTGCGAACCTTGTAAAATGATTACCTCTTTCATCATCTCTCTCTGTTGAAAATATATTTTTCAGATAAGAGTTATCGCTATCGTAAAACCTACGATTTAATCTTAATAAAACCCTAGTGACTATATGTAATGGAAGAGCATACCGCCCTTCACTTTGCCTTATCTTCAAAAATTCATCTTCAGTAATATGCCCGCTAGTACAAAACTCCAAGAAGATCTCTAACGCTCTTCTTATATTTCTCCCTGAAAGCCCAACTATCATCCTTCTAATCTGCGCATCATGCACAAAAATAGAATTAACAATTGAAGTCAAATAATAAGAACGCTCATCCTTACTATATTCCACATTAAAACCATTAGGAAGAGAATAAGAAAGAGTGTTACTACTGCTATTCCTCGTCATTTCTTTGAGAACTAATTGCACTCTCGAATGAAGTACATAATTGAACAAAGGTGGCTCAATACGAAAAACCATATCTTTTAAAGCGGTATCGAGAGGAGGGCGTTCTCTATAATTATCATAAGTCTCTTCTCTTAAGGGAAGGATTATCAACGACCTGAATTCATTTTGTAACCATTGAGCAGCCTGAAACATTAATAACTGTTCAGGCAAAGTCCTTTTATCGCAGTTATCAAGCACAATCACGACTAGTTTACCACGCTCAGTTCCGCAATATCTAGTATATGCAAGAGCTGTTTCATGTAAATCTGACTTACAGTCTTTGATAACTTTGTATAACTCTCTATTATATTCGTCACCAGCCAGCAACTGCCCTTCACCCTTATTAAACTTATTTATCTGCACCGAATAAAGTTTCTTTAACGTGTCTAATAAATCAAAGTCAATATTAGGATAGGATAACTCGCATTGTTGAATGATTTTACCCCTAAGCCAATCATAAACTTCCTCGGAGGATACAGGTGACTCATTCATATTAAAACGCAACCAAAGGGTGCTATTAACAATATCATTTGGCAGGGCAACCTCTTTTAAATGATCAATAAAAGTCGTCTTGCCTGATCCAACGCTACCAACAATCAATAAGACTTTATTTTCAAGAGGAGAACGCCCCCTGAATTTATCAATTATTTCCTTAGGATTATCGGTATCCTCAATTAACCTAGAGTCACTATTACTTACTGGTTGCGCCGCTCTGATGATTTTATCAATCGGCTTGGTATATCGATCCCGACGCCTAGAGGAAATATATCCTTCACGAGCAATAAACTGGCGATCATTTAGTGTATTGGGATTGAAAATATTTCCATATTCAGAGATTAACGTTGCACCAAAAGTGTTATGACCAACCTCTTCGTTTTGAGCAGCCTTTCCACCCATCATTCTTCTAGGTTTCCAGTACCTTTTGGGCTCAGACTTTGCGATAAACTCCTCAGACAACTTCGAAAGGGAATCAAAAGAAAATTCCTCCAGAAAACTTGCACAAACTTTATCCGCAGGCGATATTTCATTTAATCGATAACTTCCCTGATTATTATCCCACTCACCGGCAAGCCACTCATAGCCATCTGTAGCTATAATCTTTGTGAGAGGATTCAATCCACTTTCATATTTCGCGTTTAATTCTAGCGCATATAATCTAGCTTCCTGAAATGCGCTATCCAAATCCTCACCAGGTGTCTTAGCTTCCACAAGTAATACAGGAACACCATTTATTATAATTAGATAATCTGGGTAGTATATTTTTTTTGTGCTGCCCTTCCCTATTTCTAGGCTTTTTATATTTCTTTTAGTAAGTATGTATTCTTTATTTATCCCAAGGCCATCTACAGAGTTTTTAGTTAGAAATGGAAATATTATTTTCTGTTCGATATCACTTTCTGTTTCTTTTTCTTTATCTTTATCTAATTTTACTTTCTTACTCATACCTAGTCCTTAATATAATAAAGGCACTTAATCTCTTAAGTGCCCGTTATAAATTTTCAGTAGAAAGCTGTGAATATTTAATAAATATAAAACAAAAGGCGTTTTCAGCCTACCTCTCATAAAATCAAAAGTCAACATGTCATTTCATACAGTCAAATTTAGAAATGACATATAAAACAAGACATTAAAATGTGTACAAGATTGAACTATGTTGACAGCGATCACAAATCAGATAGCAGGTATTCAATTAGACGAGATCATAATTTCATTTGATATTTATATGGCTAAATAGTTAATTGATAAGGAGAAACACCTGCATGAAACATCCACGATAAACTAACTTTTTGCGTCTATGTTCGCTTATGTTCATGATTTCGGATTTTAGCCATCAGCTCGTCAGTCAATTCAGAAACCCATTGGATAGCAAGATGTTTCTCTTCGTCGCTGCACTCACTCTCCGCTACTAACTTTATGAAAAAATCAATGCGCTGAAGTTTCAATGACTCCAAAAGATAATCCTGCATTTTACCTCCTTCCAAGGCCACTTTCAAAGATAACTGTATGTATAAACACTGTTTATGCATACAGTATAATATCAATTTCTAAATGTAAAACGCTTTTTGAGATTCAGCAAGATAGCCCTGATAAGGATCAAAACGAGAAATATTTTCGAAGCGTTACTAATACTGTCTCCATTTGTCATCTTCACGCAGCCGCCCTTTCTGGTAAAAGATGCGCAGCCCTCCCCCTGACGGAAGGCTGCCGCCGCGTAAAAGTAAATTCACCTCATACTCACTGCTATCGAATCCTCTGGAGTGCAGCTCATACTCCAGCTGCAGGCGCTGCTGCTCAGAAATATCCTGCTTATAAGGCTTTTTCCGTTTCGGTTTTACCAGCCTGAGCCGGGCGACCAGCTCCCGCCGTTCCTTTTTGCCCATGCCGTGCAGATAGTCCTGCAGCGCCTTTTCATCCAAGGCCGTAATATCCGGTACTTCCCCCCCTGTCTGGTTCAAATTTTCAACAGGGGGACAGTTATTGCCACGAGTCCAAGGGGCGCTAGCGCCCTGGTCGGCTGTCGCCTCCTGAAGGTCAACGGCTTTACGAACCATTTTCCACTTCACCGCATGAGTGCAGATCCGGCCCTCAATAATCGGGGACCAGATGCCATAAATACGAACACCATGATCACCGTAGGCGCTCGGCTCCTCGTTAAGCTCGTAGGCAGTCCTGACAAGGTGATGTTTACGGGGAACCAGGACGCCGCCCTGCTTCATGATGTAGGTGGCAAAACAGCCAGCATCAGCTGCGGCCAGCACAGCATCCAGTCGCGGGTTTTCCAGTACCGGCGCGCCTGCCTTCTGGTCACCCTGCACCCTGGCAGTCTGTCCGGCCAGAAGGCGCAGCTCGCGGTACGCCTGGCGGCCAGGGATACCAAAGAAGCGGAATTGCTGGACACGGTGCAGCGAAGCCCAGGCGTTTACGTTCTCAGCGTTATCGCGCAGTGATCTGCCCGTTTCTTTACTGATTTCCTGCGCCAGTCCACGCCCGTCGATATTTTTACTGATGTATTTGGCGATATAGCTGGTCGGGGTGCCCTTGCGCGGGTTGATAAGCTCAGACTTGAAACGCGGCCCAGTATTGGCGCCCAGCTCCTCCCGATCCTCACGAATGGCGAATTTACGCAGCAGCGCGGTGATGGATTTGCGATCTTTTTTGCGCATGAAGCACAGCAGGTGCCAGTGCACGGTGCCGTCATGGTGTGGTTCAGCAACGCGGACGCCATACCAGCGCAGCCCGGCTTTGTGCATCGCCTTACGGAAGGCGGCGAACATATTCACTAGGTAATCACTGCTCTGACGGACCGTGGCACTGGTCCATTTCGGGTTTGGCCTGCCGTTGTTAAGCGTTGCGTGAAAGCGTGACGGGCAGGTGATGGTATAGAACACGGCGCATTCACCACGCATTTCTGCGATCAGCTCCAGCCCCTTAACGCAGGCCATCATTTCGTTGCGCCGGTGCGCCGGATTGCTGCTGCTGGCGTTTACCACTTCTTCCATATCCAGCGTGTCACCTTCGGCGTTAACCAGCTCATGCGAGCGGAAAAACTCCAGGGATTTGCGGCGCTGTTCGCGTTTGTGGATCACGGCCTCATAGCTGACATATGGGGAGGCCTTTTTGTTAACCAGGCAGACGGCGCGCAGCTGTTCTTCCCGCCATTCACAGCGCATCTGCCACAGCTTGCGATACCACCAGTCCGCGCAAAGCATACGGGCAAGCGAGCCCGGAATAAGCTCGTAGGGGACCGGGTTACGCCGGTGCTTTTTACGGCGCAGTTGCTCGAAAGCTGGCGGGATAACATCGAGGCGCATGGCCTCAGCGGCCACCCTTTCCCATGACCGGCGGATCTCTTCCGGCGTAACGTTTTCATCCGTAAACAGCTCACCGCAGGCAGCATCCAGACACATGCTCATGTGCGCCGCCACCAGGGTAGATAACCGCTTAACCTGCTCCTGGTTCATTTCGGGCAGGACCAGCAAGCACTCCAGCCCGTCATGGCTCGCCATGAAACGGAATGAAGCAGAAATCTGGCTGGTACGCACGCGCTCTAGGCGTTCAAGGCACGGCCTGATGGTTTCACGCAGATAGCGGGAATATGCCTTCGGTTTGCCCAGGCCCTCGAAATATTTAATCCGCTCAAGCAGCGGCTTACTGATATGCGCTGGCTGGGCGCTCACGTCAGCAACGATAACCAGATCGGGATTAAATTGCTGCTGTTCGCGGGCCATTTTGGCGCGGCTCATCAGCTGGTCCTGCTCCATTTCACGCTGAACAGGATCGCGGGATTCATTGTAGAAATAACGTTCCCAGACCTCATTACTCAGGGCCTCGCGGCGCAGCTGCTCCTGCTCGTTATCTGCAGCATAGAGAGAAATCAGGTTTGAAAGCGCAGTCTCCGGCGCTACTTCCGCCGGGTCCATGTAGGGATTTAGTGCTTTTCTCGGGCCGTTCCATGGGAAAGTCCCAGCGGCCACAGTCGGGCCGCCTTCGTCTTTTATTAATTCAGGCATCAGTGACTGGCTCCGAAGCTCACACCGCGCCTCGGGTGTAATGCTTCCCTTTCAGCTCAACGATTTCCTGGCATGTTACGCAGCACTGCACGCCCGGAATGGCACGGCGGCGCGCTGGAGGGATCGGAGCATCGCATTCGATGCAAAGCACACGGGAAGCGCCCGGCGCTCTGTTGCGGGCGGCGTGAATGTGGCGCTGCAGTTGTTCTTCAACGCGCTGCTGTACGAGGTCCATAGAGTCAGCCATTAGTGCAGCTCCCGAGATTCGTTTTCGTAGCGGGTTGCTTCGCGGCGCAGCAGTTCAGCCGCTTCAATACCGTTTAACCCTTTGTTGGTGATATGGGTTGCCAGCGCCTCAAGACGGATTGAAACTGCGAGCGAGCGGCCTTTGCGCTCCTCACGTTTGGCAATATCGATCACCGCCATAAGCGAATCGGTTTCGGCTACAAACATTTTTCGTAATTCTTTCTGCATTGTTCTCTCTCCTGAATTTTGGCAAAAGAATGCCCGGCGGGTTTACGCCATTAATTTCTGTTGTAGGTTAATTCGGCATGGTTAGCCGTTTGGGAAATAAGCTCACCACTGCACGAAAATGATTCATTGCTTTAACCAGTTCCCGCTTTTCGTCAGTAGTCAGATCACTAATATTGACGCCGTGACGTTCTGCCGGAATTTTTGCCATAAAGAATATGGCAGCCAGTGCGCGCTCATTTTGTTTATGGTTTATATCGCGACGGTCACGCATATCTTTAATGAACCTTTCAAGCTCTGGCTCAATATTCAGACCAAACACACTGGCCCTTAATTCAGCTATATGGTTCAGTCCTTCAAGCCGTTGACCCGGGCTTAGTGGAACAGTCGCAGAAGTACCTTCAATAGCCATGGTTTCACCTGTTTGGTAGTGGTCAGCCCTGCCAGTAGTTCTTCCTGAGAGCGGGACGGGTGCCAGCGCTTGCCATCTTTCCCGATAATCCAGCCATGTCCGCAGTGCATACCCTGGCTTTGTTTAACCAAAAGCGATGCGAATGAGGGTTCTTTATTAAGCATGAGCACCTCAGATCAGACCAAAAGACGCGCTGAGGCCCGTCACTGTATCAACAGCACTTGCCATTGCCGGGTTGTACTGCAGGCGCGCATGCATGGAAACAGCTGTAAGTGCCATTAAGCGAGTGACAGAATTGATGCTTTCGATAACCTGCCGACGTTCCGTTGTTGTCTGGTGTTCGCCAGAAACAGCGCTTGCTGCAACACGGCCAATCTCTGCTGTAGCATTCAACACGTAATGAGGCATTTTCTCGCTGGCAACTTCGTTCAGCGGCACGCATGGCAAGCAATGGATTTGCGCCAGAAACCCATCAACCAGCGTGGAGTCCTCGGTGATATCCGTCAGCAGCCAAATTTCCGGCGCCGTGAGTTGATGCGGTTGCTCCGGGTTCAGTTTGTTGCGCAGCGTCTGGACGTTCATGCCTGCGCGGTCGGCCAGCTTCGCCATATTGTGACGCAGTGCGAAAGCGCGGCATGCTTCATCAAAGTGTGGATGTTTGGAAATCTTATAATCAAACATGCGAACCTCTTGGAAAGTTCTCATAATTGAACTTACTGACCAACAACAACGCGGAAGTTGGAATGACCAAGGGACTCACGAACCTGATCGGTTTTGTACATCAAGTAACGAAGACATACGCGCCCCTTATTTTTCTCCTTTTTGACCATGTACTTAGCCAATTGGCCATGGTGGATTTTTTGATAAACAGAGCCGCGAGAAATGCCTTCCCATTCCGCGAACTCTGCAGGTGTAGCCATCTCTTTTGGTACACGAATTGAAATATCGGTGCTCATAGTGCAGTATCTCTCAGTTAAGGTTTGGTTTATGTCGTTTTATCTTGTTTTATGCGATTCAATACTTGAACAATCGAGATACTACGATCCAATATTTGATACGTCAATAGGATTAAGAAATGATACAGGTGAAAGCTGGCGAGAATACAGGGGGTAGAGAAGCTATCCATAGGTTAATGGCTGCCTATGATTTTAAGTCCAGGCAGCAGCTATGCGATCACCTAGGCGCATCTAAAAGCACTATGGCTAACAGATACTTAAGAGACAGTTTCCCTGCAGAATGGGTGATCCAATGTGCTCTCGAAACGGGCGTGTCTTTACTCTGGCTTACCACAGGTCAAGGTGAACCCGGAGCAAAAATTGATGATAAAAAAAGTATCAATTTCGTGAACTCTGGCAAGGTAAAACCTCTTTCTGAACTTGTATCGCCTGAGATCGACAAGGTTAATCTCATGGGAGGTTCGCTGGTCGAAGCCGGGAAGGCCATCATTGATAGCAGCCTACTTCCACCTGACTCACGCGAGCTGCTTCTAGTAAATACCGCTGGCGATTCATATTTAGTTGACCGTACCCAGGCACCACCAGTGAATGGGATGTGGTTGGTCGATATCGACGGGATAAAAAGCATTGTTAAGTTAACTCGTCTTCCGGGAAACAGATTAGTCGTGCATCAAGATGACTCTTCGTTTGAATGCAGCCTGGATGATATCGAGGTAGTTGGCCGCGCATTGAAAATCATTAAGAGTCTTTGATATGACGATCAGAAAGCAGCCGAATGGAAAATGGTTGTGTGAGTGCTACCCGAACGGGCGTGACGGCAAGCGCGTGCGTAAGCAATTTGCGACTAAAGGCGAGGCCGTAGCATTTGAAAACTTCACCATGGAGGAAGTAAACAAAAAGCCATGGCTGGGTGAAAAGGAAGATCGACGGCGTTTGTCAGAACTGATTGAGCAGTGGCACTCTCTTTATGGCCAGACCCTCGCAGACCCAAAACGCCTGATGGCGAAACTGAACATTATCTGCAATGGGCTGGGCGATCCGGTCGCCTCTGAGTTAACCGCCGGTGAATTTACGAAATATCGTGAAGCACGGTTGAAAGGTGAGGTGCGTAACGAAGAAGGCGCGTTAATGTCACCAGTAAAACCGCGTACGGTGAACCTTGAACAGCGTAACTTATCATCCGTTTTTGGTACCCTGAAAAAGCTGGGCCACTGGTCAGCTCCCAACCCACTAGCTGGGCTACCAACATTCAAAATCACAGAGGGTGAATTGGCGTTCCTGGCCTCGGACGAAATTAAACGCTTGCTTGATGCCTGCGCTGATTCTCAAAGCCCTAGTCTAATGATGATCGCAAAGATATGCCTGGCTACCGGCGCGCGCTGGAGTGAGGCTGAAAATCTTCAAGGCCATCAGTTATCAAAATACCGGATCACCTATACCAAAACCAAAGGCAAGAAAAACCGAACTGTACCGATATCTCAGGAGCTGTATGACGAACTTCCCAAAAACAGGGGGAGGCTATTCACGCCATGCAGAAAAGCTTTTGAGCGCGCAGTAAAGCGGGCTGGTATCGTTCTTCCTGAGGGACAATGTACTCATGTGCTGCGCCATACATTCGCCAGTCACTTCATGATGAATGGAGGAAACATACTGGTTCTTAAAGAAATTTTGGGGCATGCCGATATAAAGATGACAATGATTTATGCTCATTTTTCTCCGGACCATTTGGAAGATGCCGTCCTGAAAAATCCTTTAACTAGTTTAAGGTAATAACTCAATGGTTATCGAAACTAAAAACAAGAAAATATCAAAAATCGCCTTAAAAAAACTTTTCAACACAATATTAAAAAAATCTTCAATTCGTCCTCCGATAGAAGTCAGTAAAAATAACGACCTCATTACTGATTTTTCTACAAAATGTGAAAGATTTAAAGACTGCTTGAAAGAATACATCGATAACAATAATGATGATATCTTAGCCAGTAGAGTTAAGAGCAGATTAAAAGTTATTGAGTCCGTGCAAGAAGGCATCATAAATTGTTTAGAGTGCTATCTCTCCGGAGATATCAAGTCAGCCTATGATTCTTTTGAGGAAATGCTCGAGCCAGATTTTGTATCAAGGCATATTAAAAATATCTGCATACCCTTATCAGAGATATGTGGTAATGAAAAGCGTCTATTTAGAGTTAGGAAATCTGAACGTCCTTTATCAACAAGAAAAGATATCTTTCACATACCTTTCAATCAACGCCATCTGGTTAATGCACAACGCTACTCAGTTGCAGGTCTACCGTGCCTTTATTTAGGCACCTCATTATATATCTGTTGGCGCGAAATGGACAAACCCGATTTTGATAAGTTGTATATATCATCATTTACTACAAGTTCAGAGAGTGATGATTCGCTATTGTTAGATTTCAGCGCTGATTTCCTTTATAGAACAAAGCTATTCTTTACAACTAAAAAGGACTCTTCATCGGCAAAAGAGTTTTCCTCTGTTACCATGTTATCGTACCTCGCGTTATGGCCATTAATAATTGCTTGCAACTATTTAAAAAAATATAGCAACGCATCTTTCATTCAGGAATACATAATACCAAACTTACTTATGCAGTGGATAAGCAGGGATATTAACGATTACAATATAGTAGGAATTGCTTATCGTTCAACAAAACTCCCTGCAAATGCTGATAGTGAGAGAGGGGTCAATGTCGTTCTTCCTCCAAAAGTTCGTTACGAAGACATGAAGGTTAACGAATTCTGCCCAGAGCTATCCGCCTTATTTCACTGTACCCCACCAGTATCCTGGCAGGTTCTAAAAACTCTTGAATATGTACCATTGCGTCAATCCTTCTCTGATAGAGAGAGATTGAGTGATAGCCTCAGGAGTAAAAAGGACTGGGATGTAATGGGCAATCTTGATGACGAAATTTTGAGCATTTATAAATTATCAGACTTTTACAAGCTTGAAGTGTGTATGGATGAAATTCAAGTCTATGACGATATAAACGCATAAAGAATTGGCGACAATTTGGCGGCAGAGCATTAAAAATACATAAAACCCATAAACACAACATAACAATAAAACATTGTTTTTCAACGCAAATTATTGTTTTGCCTATGATATAAATGGTATGTAGAAATTTCGGACGCGGGTTCAACTCCCGCCAGCTCCACCACTTTTGATAGGACTGCAACCGGACAGTGGCAATAAAAACAGCCACTTACGGACTCTGACCAGACAGAGCTCAGACCGAGAAAAGACAAAAAAATGCACGTGAAATGCACGTGCACTTTAAAAGAACCCCAGATCTCACGGTCTGGGGTTTTTCTATTTGTAACTAAGGGTAACAAAAACACATCCCCTTTCGTGCTCCGCTCGCCTTGACACTGTTTATTTTTACAGTAAAAATACTGTATACAACCACAGTGGTTTTCCGGAGGCTTTTATGTTCGTTGAACTGGTTTATGACAAGCGAAATGTAGAGGGACTTGAAGGGGCCAGAGAGATTATCCTGGCAGAGCTGACGAAGCGAGTGCACCAGATCTTCCCTGATGCCGAAGTGAGGGTGAAGCCGATGCAGGCGAACGGCTTGAATAGCGATGCCAGCAAAAGCGATCGGGAAAAGCTGAACCGCATGCTGGAGGAAATGTTTGAAGACGCAAATATGTGGCTGGTGAATGATTAGCAAAGCCCGTGTTCGCTTCGTGCATACCTTCAACTACGCAGACATGCACCACTACCCATCGTACTTTTCCGATATTGAACGGCACTTCATCTTAGTGGCGTTAAATAATAAGCACTTTTACTACTCACTGTTTTTGCGGTCACTCCAATAGATGCCCTTTTCAGTGCCGCATTAAATGCAACTAACGTTACCGGTCTTGGAGTTGTCTTGGTACGATGTGAATGGCTCTGAAACAAAAACACATCTTCAGGATACTTCTCCCTGCGGGAGTGGAGAATTCTTTTAACTCCTGGCTTAAGAGCAATGCATCTTTCCCTCAGTCCTTTTGTGGCTGAAAGAACAAGAATATCATGGCTCACATCATCAAACTTTGCCCCAAGAAGCTGTCCGGGCTTAGCCTGACTCAGATACAACATTGCCCAGAGATCTGACCATGTATCAGAAATATTCTCAAGATTCCGCTTGATAGCAATAAATTCAACTACGGTAAGCCCCCACACATCTCTCATCATTCCTTTCAGTAGATCCTCTTGTTACATGAAGCTTATGTACAAACAGAATCTTCATGGTTGTAACATTCAATATTCGAATTACCGAACAGTGCCCAGCAACCGTAGCTCATTTTTACATATGGCTGTCCGAAACATCAAACATCCTGCTCTCATACTAAGAATTTTTTGTTCTGAACGTTTGCAGTTCCGTATTGTCTAAACGAAAAGTTCATAAAAAAGGTTCAACATGGCAACGTTTATAATCGCAAGTACCGTAGTTGTTGCTCTTGGCTTGATAGTATTGAGCCTGATCAAAATTGGCATAAGCACATCGAATAACCCGGATGAATTTTAATGTGTTGAAGTTCGTGTAACGTCTTTATTTACTGGGAATTTTTATATAGAGTACAAACGGCCACATCGTAAATGATCGCCACCTGCTTCCGATCCACTCCGTTTGCGATCAACCTGCCAGCCTGAGCCCATTGCTCAGGTGTCAATTTTGGCCGCCTCCCACCGATTCGCCCTTTCTCACGGGCTGCGGCCAACCCAGCCCGGGTGCGTTCCACTATTAGCTCCCTTCCATTTCAATCCAGCATATGCAGGGGGAACTGGTACAGTTGAAAGAGATGCTTAATACACAGAAACCATAAAAGTGCTCACCAGGCAGATCGCCCTGCTTGGTGCTTTGAAAGTTGATATCAATATATAAATACTCTCCATTGCCCCCAGCCATTTTGTCAGATACACTCGAATACACGTTCTCATTCAACCATAAAAAATGACTTTAAAATATTATTTAAAATATTGTCTTTGGGGTTTAGTTGGCTGTGGTTATCTTGTTTACGTAATTTTAACAGACTTACGTGATGGGAAAATTTTCCCTGCTTACGCACCTTATATGCCTTACATTGCCTCCTACCTAGCAATAGGCGCAGTGGTACTCCCTTTTGCTTTTTATGTTTCAGAGAAATTAGCATTAAAGATAATGAAAAAGGAAACATGGGACAATTATTTCGGTGCAGATAGCACATCCTGGGGTGCATTTATTTTTGTATATATGTTTTGCATATTATTATCAGCCCCATTATTTCTTCTTTATCCAGCAGTTAATAAAAATCGCGAAGGTAATTAAATACCAAGGTGAGCGCTCATACCTCTCGAACAAAAATGTGTTCGGTTCTTTTAGTCAAAGCATAACCATAGCATCAACACTGGTCCCTTCAGGGACCAGAATCACAGCGCTTGTAGTGATAAAAGTTGCCGCAGGCAGCCTGGCAATGTTACAGCCAGCGGCGAATAATTAAGGGTCGTTATTCTGGGTTCGAATCTGCATCGACTCCTGAAGCTTCAGACACTTTGGTTTTCCAGATGCTGTCTTCAGGCAATCACTCAGAGCCTTGTTTGAGCTTATCGACCTCCTGACTAAGCTCTGTAACCTTCATACTCAGTGCCTTAATGGCGGCAAGAGCATCCATCAGAAGGGGGTTGAGATCAAGGGTCATCTTACCCACACCCTCGGCACTGTGAACGTACTGCGGATCAATCTTCTTAACCTGCTGCGCGATTACACCACGGCGTACTGCTTCACTGTCGTCATCCTTATACCTGAACGATACGAACTCCATCGCATCGATGTTTGCCAGCGCGATTTCCGTATCAAGTTCAGTGATATCTTTCTTAAAGTTGATATCAGATGTCCCAACCGCCTGCATCTGCGTCCACGGTATTGTGGATGATGAGGTGTTCATTGCAGATGCGATGAGGTTTCTTACAAAAAGATTACCGGATATTCCTGTGAAGATTTGCTGTCGGCGAGTTGGGTCATACCCGCATACAATTCCAGATCCTGCTTGCGGCGCCCAGGAAGTACCAGAGCCGTCAATACCATAAAACCCTGATTCGGTACTTCCTAAAACGTTAATACCTGGAGTTCCGAAACCAAAGTATCCAACACCTAAGACATTACCAGTATTAGGGCCAACATCCTTAGTGGCGGCATTTCCCAAACCGAGGTTTGTGCGAGCGTCAGCAGCATTCTTTGCACCTGTACCGCCCTGGCTGATACTGAGCGCGGTAGTCAGGCCGCTTAGGCTGGTTATATCGCTGTTAGCCCCTTTCTTCGCCAGTGATTTCTGGCCCGGCACGGTAACGGCCACACCGTTAATCGTGATAGTGACGTCTGTAGTACCGTTCATCACATCAGCGAAACCGCTCATGTAACGCTGGTACATAGTGAATGTTTCAGCGATATCCTGCGCCAGACCGTCAACGCTAAGGCTGTCGCTCAGAAGAATGGCATATTTGGTTCCAGCAGGGATAGCAGGGTTAGCAGCTGGCGTAACGGTGAGAGAGGTTGCGCTTCCAATCGCGGTAATCTGGAAAACCTGCGCTGGGCTGGTCAGCGCGATAACAGTGCAGCCGTTACGAATAAGTGAGCCAGCTGCAGTGAAGTTTGTGCCGGTACCTGTAAGGGTGTTTCCGCTGATGGCAATAGTGCCAGTGGTATAAATCATGTTTTCTCCAGGCAATAAAAAACCCCGCCGGAGCGAGGTTTGTTTGAATCAGTTTGTTTATTTGCAGGTCGTGCTGGTAAATGTATTTGCACTTACCCAGGTCCAGTTAAATGGATAACCCGCTCGGTACTGAGTTTGGTTATTTTGCTTGCGAACGCCATAAATTTGCACGCTGCTTTCCTGCCCGCCTACCAGTGCTATTCCGCTACATACAGGCTGTTGCCTCTCAATAACGCCAGCACAACCTGAAAGCAAAAAAGCCAATGACAAACAAAAAATTATATTTTTCACAATGGTTCCATCCCAGGGGATTGAGGAAGTAACACAATAGCAATATGGATAACGTGGGTATAATTGATTCTGTAGATCAATTTTAGTTAATTGATCGCTTAAAACGATCAATCATAACTTGCACAGTTGATGGCCATAATCACGTTTCTTAAATTTGAATAAGCAGCATTCTGTAGGCTTCCGCTCGGTGTGGTTTGCGGTCTGGCAAATATTCTGGTATTGCTTCCATCAAGTTTTGCCATGCTCTTGTATATTGCCGCGTAAGGCTGCGGCTGACCACCAGCTGATACAACCCCGGTAATTAGACCGAGCATGACCGGCATGCAAGCCCACTTCCCCGCCCTTGTTGTATTAATGTTATAACCAGAGCTGGCATCCACTCCAGCAGTACCAATTGTGACTATATCGCTGAGTGTGCGCGTCTCGTTGGTTAAAATCAGCGAGCCAGATGCATCCCATACAGCCAGCCCGTAATCAGGCTTAGTCTGCGGGAAGATAGAGAAAAAATAGACGTAAGCCGTGCCAGTTGCGGTAGGTCTGAGGAAGTCTACGGTAATCGTATTCCCACTTATAGTTTGGGTAATTTCCACTTCAACAGTGCAGTGTACAAAAGCGACGACAGGCTGCCCAGCCGGGAAGGTGTGCGTAACTTTTATGTTATAACCAGATGTTCCCTGTAATACTGCTGTCTTACGAGCCTGCAATGCAATTGGCGAGCTGTTAGAGCTTACCCATACCTCGCCACTCGTAGTTGTAAGTAAAACGCCGTACTGCGCCATTTATGCCTTCTCAATCTGGAATATTAAAAATGCCGCCATCGCGGGCTCAGTGCCTGCTGAGTAATCGGTATCTCCCGCAGACGATACAGTTGCAGTTCCTCCCGAGATTGTTATCTTCCTCCTCCCTGTGCCCCATTGGTCATCATTCATGACCTGAAAGTAGGTCAACTTGCAGCCTGGTGGTAGCACTACGGAATAAGAGCCTGACTTCTGATTAACGGCAAGTTGAAGGTAACCACTGACGCTGACAGGTTTAATTCCGTAGTTGTTTACGTTTCCGGAAGCGTCCCATGTCTGGACCCCATATTCGGCCATTTACAACTCCATAATAAAAAGGGTCTCATGTGAGGCCCGTTACTTACCATGTTCCAGTAATTCTTCCGATTTGTACCCTCAGCACATTGCTGGAGTCCCGAACACTAATTGTCTGATTGGTTTGTTTCATTGCCCCCTCTCCAGCTGTGGAGCCGTAGTTCTCAAACGTTCCTGACTTATCCAGTTTCCATCCGACGGAACCAGCAACGTAGTTATTTGACTGAATGTAGTTTCCTATTTTGGCATTGCTGATGGTACCGTCCTGGATGAACGTATCCCGGATGAAGGTCTGTCCGTTCTGGATTACGAACGGCAACGACACCGCCCCACCAGCCTGCGCCATTACCGCTAAACGGTCAGCCAGGAACAGCACCTGCGACTGCATGCCGGATGGCGTATTCTGAACACCAATGCCCATTCCCGCTGCGTACTGGTTGCCATTAGAATCAATAGCTACCTTGATGCTGTACATTGCATTCAGGTTATTATTGATGTCGGCTGATACCTGCGCGTTCTGGACAATCGCTGCAGACTGACCGTTAACCGTGACCTTTAGCGAATTGATTTGCGTAGCAGACGCCTGGGTAAAATCAGCAAGTGTCTTCGACAAGTCAGTGACATTCGCCGTGTTCCCACCGGTGCTGGAATCCAAAGCGCGCAATGACTCAGCGACAGCTTTACTGGCGTCGGACATCACATTGTCTACTCGATCGATACTGGCTTTGTTATCTCCATATTGGACGCTCAGGAGGTTGCGCTGGTTAACCTGCGCGAGCGTACTGGTGATCAGCGCGATAGCATTGTTCTGAATACCGCCGCTGGCCTTATCAGTTTGTGCACCCAGCTCTTCCAGGCGTGATGCCATTGAGGAATCGAGGTCCGTGACAACCTGGCTAAGGTCAGTGATTGATGCTGTATTCTGAGCACCTACAGCAGCTGCTGAATCAGCTTTGTCAGATGCGACCTGAGTGGCAGCCGTCAATTGACTTACCGCAGAAGCGCGAGCTTCAGTTTCCGTTGCTAACGCCTGGCGAACATCAGTAATACCCGCTTCATTCTGGGCAGTTTTCGCCTCTAGACGAGTAACATCCGTGACGCGGGCTTCCGTCTCAGTGGCGATCACCTCCCGGAGCTGTTCGAATGTCGCAGAGTTAGCCCCCTGCTGCGCAGTCTGACGCACAACAACATCAGCAATAGCCAGGGCGTTCCCAATGATTGCTTCTGCTGTCTGCTTATTCGAACCTACTGCTGCAGCCAGACCATCGGCGTTCTCCTTAATCGCATCAGAAAGTTCGGCCAGTTTCTCGCTACTTTCTACGGCACTCTCAATCAGATCCTTGAATACCTCAGAATCTTTAATTTCCTCCAGGATCACATCTGTGATGTCGGAAACATCGATGCTGACCTGTCCTCGCACCCATTCTGTGTACCCTGATTCGTTGCCGCTGCGGTCCACCAGCTGCGCGCGGTACCAGAAAATCTGCCCAGCCTTAAGGCCCATCTGCTGATATTTGCGCTGCGGGTAAGGCACATCGGCCAGCAGCATCGCATCGTCCTCGGTACCGGTCAGGCTATACTGAATTTCCGTCTTCAGCGTGTCGTCGGTATTCGCCGGGAATCCCCAGTTCAGCTCGATGCCGAAAACCACATTTTCAGAAGCGATGAAGCCAACCGGCTTCGGTGGATTGCCTACTTTACCCGTCAGCGTTTTCTCTTCTGAATAGCCCCATCCGGACGAGATTTCTGCGGCATTAATTGCGCGCACGCGTACCAGGTAGCGCCCGGCATAAATCCCCGGGACGTCGAATGATGTGGTGGAGCTGCGCGGCACGTTAACCCAGTTCCCGTCGTTGCGGCGCCATTGCGCTTCATAGGCGATAGCGTTCTGCGCCTGGTCCCAGCTCACGCGCATCGTTTCGACGCTGATATTTTGCTGCACCACGGAAAACGAGCTGATCACGATGTTGTCAGGCGGCGACTGGTTACCAGGCGGGATCACGCTCACCGGCCGCTGGTCAATGATGGCTCCGGTATCGATACGGGCATATTTATCCGGGTCGTGCCATGCGCCGGTAATCGAGAAAGTGCCATCATCGTTATCGGAAACGCTGACAACACGATACTGCTGCGTGTAAAGCTCGTCAGATTCAACCACCCAAACAGCTTCGGCCTGTGGCGTCTCACTGTATGCAGTGGTGACTGTGACTGATTCACCGTTCACGGCCTGAATGGTCCTGCTCTGCGACGCTCCGGAGGGAAGGTTGAGAATAAGGCGATCACCTGGTGCTGCATCAGCTACGCGGTCAAGTTTGATAACGCGACCGTTAACGGCGCTGATGCGGCCGCCCATAACCTTTCCGGAAAGCAGCTCGTCTGCCACGGCGATGATGTAGCCCGGCTGCGGAATGTTGCCGTCCAGCCCGACATCAAACGAAACAACGCGATCCTTGTTGTTGGTGAGAATACCCCAGCGCCCCTTTCGGTTCGCTTCTGACTGCCTGGTGCAGCCGATGGCTGTCATTTCCAGCTGATTGAAGCCGTACCGCGCCACCAGCGCCTGCTCAAATACCGGCTCCATCGCGTCGGCATAAGCGTTCCCCGGGTCTGACCATGAAACCAGCGCTGTGGTGTAGCGGCTTTTCGTGGTGCTGCTCGAATAGGTGAAGCGACCGCCAACAACGTTAGCGCGCGTGTAGCTGTAATCAACATCGCGCGGCATGTCAGCCAGGGCCACAATCTGATCCCCGCCCCAGTAGGTCATGCCACGGAAGATAGCGGCAAAATCACGCAGGACTGTGTAGGCGTCGTTCCGGTCCTGAATGTACACGTTGCAGGTATAACGTGGTTCGGTACCGTTGCCCCCTTTGCCGTCTGGTACCATCTGATCACAATACTGGGCAACCTGATAAAGCGTCCATTTATCAATATTCGCAGCGGTCAAACGGTGCCCGAGGCCGAACCGGTCAGAAACAACCAGATCGTAAAAAATCCACGCAGGGTTATCCGTCCATGCCCACTTAAACGCACCGGTCCATGTACCGCTATAAGTGCGGGTTTCAGGGTCGTAGGTATCTGGAACGCGGATAACACGGCCGCGGGGCTCGCAGGAGATCTGCGGGATAGAGCCGTTAAACTGGCTTGAATCGAATTCGATGTAGAGTAACGCTGTGTTTGGATATCGTAACTTGGCGTCAATAACCTCAGTGAAGCTCTGCAGCGTCATCGTGTCGCCGATCTTCGCGCTGTTGGCGTCAGAGGTAATCTTACGCAGGCGGATTGTCCAGGTGCTTCCAGCTTGCGGTAAATCGATACGGTGGCTGCGCTCATAACCAGACGTCGTTTTGCCGGTCACGCTGGTATTGAGTACCGTCTGCCATGTGCCGCCGTCCGTCTGCAGGTCAATCGCATAATTGACCGAGTAACCCACCAGATCGCCGTCGTCCTCCTGTTTGAAAAGCGAGGGCCATTTCAGACGCAGGCGAACTGCTGAAAGCTGCGTATTGGTAAAGGTGCGCGTCCATGCTGTAGCGCTTGATACCTCAGTTCCCACGCTGATTTCGTTTTCGGTACCGGGAATACCCTGAATATATTTTTGCGCCTGCGTTCCCGCGCGAAACTCCCACGTCACGCCGCTAAAGTTTTGGGAGCCGTCAGCATTCTCCAGGGCCGTTCCGTCCAGGTAGATATCTTTGCCGGTTAGCTGCCCTGCAAACTCCCCTTCGCCAAGCGCAATGAGGATTTTTGCCTTCGCTACAGATTGCAGATCATCAGGCTGTTCGGTAGGGGTTCGTGAACTGGAGCTGCCGCCCTTGCGGCCCTTTAACACTTTATCTGTAGCCATATTGCGCCCATAAAAAAAAGCCACCCGAAGGTGGCCAGAAAAAAGGTTAGTTATCTACTGCTGATCTTCGACATAAATTCCGGCAGAAATAATCGCTCCGCCGATAAGACGCTTACCATATAGCAGAGGGACCGGGTACCCCTGTGCCGCAGTGTTTGTAACACCACCGAATGCATAGGATGCGCGGTTATCTGCACTTTGTTTGCTGGCTATGCCTGATGGCTGAGGAGAAAGCATCTGTACAACTCCGCCTAGCATCATTGCAGCACCAAATTTATATAAAAATGGTGAGGCTGCAGCCCATGGAGTGAAGCTAAGCACAGCACCAGCGGCCACCAACACAGCACCTAAAACTGTTTGCAGCACACCAGCTTTTTTCCCCCCAATGATTACAGGTACAATTCTGATCACTTCACCTGTAACGGGGAAGCCAAGGTCATCTACTCCTATGTTTTTCTTCCCTTTGAAAACGGCAAAGGTTAGACCACGACTTTTACTACTAATCATATAACTTTCAAAGCCCGGAATGGTTTTAGCGAGGGCCGTTCCAGCTTCAGATACTTTATTGATAAGGCGGTGGTGGATCTTTCCAAAAATTTTACCCGGCTCGCCACTTAGCTCAATTCGCGTCATTACCTCTTGCATCGTACCCTCTATTCTTTAAATGCTTATTAATCCGCTTTATTCGCTCGAATCATAATATTACATTCTTTATTATTTAACTCTCCAGATTGACCGATACTTCGCTGTATTAAACAGTCATTAGCAAGCTTTTTAACCGCTAGCTTTGCATATACATCACCGTTGTCTGAAACTAATCCGGTGATAAACTCATTGTCAGATCTATTATGCTTCTGTTGCGCTTCCATCATCGCAATCATAAATGCGTAATGGTTAACGTAAGTGGCTGCAACTGAATTAGATTTAATTTCTGAGTGGCGATCAAGGTAATCGTTTACAGTTCCTGCAAATAAATTCAGAGATGTTGATAATAATATTATGCTCAAGGCAAGTTTCATGGTTTCGCTCCTTTGTTTTGAGCAAAGGTTAGCACAGGTCCTTATGGCGAAGTACCTTCATCGTTCTCTCTTGCCAGTAGCCTCCATACGGTACGCGTTGGCTCAAGTGTCCGTAAAGGTGGTGCAGCAGCATATTTCCCTCCAGCAGAATTCCCGCATGATTCCACTTATCAGCCTGGACCTGCATGATCACCATATCGCCGGGTTTCGGCGGCCCGTCGAATTCACGGAATCCGCACTCATACCAGCAATCTTGGTAGAAGTTGTCCGGATAGTCGTTTTCCCACCAATGATAATCCACCCGGTAATCGTGGAGCTCAATACCATGCGTTTGCCGGAAATAACTCATTACCAGCCCCCAGCAGTCGAAGTGTCCAAGCACAAACGGACGCTCCAGCAGCGGCAGTTCTCCGCGTGGCTGGATGGTGCGTAAATCCCCCTCCGGCCAGCTCACGATGTGCCACGGCAAAAGCGTTGCATCGCATTGCGCTTTATCCAGTTCGCTCGGTTGAGTCGTGGCATCAGGGTGACTGTGAGCTATGGCGATCACTGTTCCCCAGTCCTCAGCAGCTGCGTAATCCTCTGGCGAGAGGTGGAAATGTTCCGTCGGCTCTGCAGCGAGGTTACGACAAGGGAAATATCGTTCAACACGGCTTTTCTGCACCACCACGCCACAGCACTCGCGAGGATATTCTGCTGCAGCATGCGCCATAATTGCATCAATGGTTTTCTGACGCATATTAACTCCTGATCAAAGACGTGCCCGGGAAACCACCATGCGAAAGCTCGTTATTTTCACCGAACCGAAGTTTGCAGGCCGTCAGCGTGCCGTTGCATTCGTCCAGAGACGGGTCGCTCACCGGGTTGTTGTTTTTATCGAAATAGCGGGTGCCGGCATAGTCGCAGCCGTCGCCGGTGCGATATTTATTCCGGATGCACCAGGTACACAGGGAATGAAGCTGTCGCGTCGGGATCATTTTCCCCTGCAGGTCCATCGGGCTTGAGAGTGTGAACTCAACAACTTCATTACTTTCACTACTCTTTGAATCGATGTAGAAAATCTTCAATTTTTCCTGCGTGGGATCGGCTGTCGCATTGCCATCCGCGAAGTTTTTTGCATCAAGATATTTGCCTAACGTGTCATGGATAGTCACCTTCGCCTGCAGCATATCGTCATAGGCAAGACAAAGAGCTGTGATGGAGCTATCAAGGTTTGCTACCGATAATTTTGGTTGCGCGCTGCTCCCGCTAGTAGAAGCTTCGATCCCCTCAATCTGACATGGCCATGCATTGTATTCCTCCCCCTGCCACCAAATTGATTTAGCTGGAAGCTTATCTTCATCACCCCCGGCCGCGACAATTTCAGCTTCAGTATGTGCCAGACTGTAGCTGTGAAACCGCAGAACCTCGCCTGTTCCAAAGGCCGTTCCATCGACCTCGTAAAGCCTGACCTCATCGCCAGGCTCAAGCTTCTGATAATCTTCATTTAGACTCATGGTTTGAATGCCTGTTGGAAAGTTGCGGAAAGGGAGTAGTTCTCACCTCCCATCGGAGTGGGCTTATACTCGGCACAACGATATAACCCAAGCGGCTCAAGCGGAGGTTTCCACTGGAATGATTTTGTTCCTCCATGCCTGTCAAGAAAGGTTTTGATCGCCTGAACGTATTCTTCAGTCCCAACAAAATTCAGTTCCCACTGCTGGCTGCGAGGATTGAGGCCATCGCCGGAGATCTGCTCGTAGCCATCCCCAAACTTGGCGCTTCTCGTCCTGAATGAGACGGTTTGTGTCGGACTGACTCTGGGGCTCCAGGTAAAAGTTTCGATAGCCATGTTTATCGGGTTCCTTTCATTGCGTTCCAGATATCACCACCAGGTCGGATATCACGCATGACATTCTGCTTGTATCGCTGATCGACGTAACGGCCTACATCGGTACCGAATTGTTCCAGACCTGCAGGTGCCTGTGTCGATGTGTTACCGTTTGAATCGATGCTTATATAAACCTTCGGTGCCGTGTCACCTCCCGCTGCACCACTATTTACAGCACGCACGCCAAGTGAACCATCAGCTGCGCGGGTCAAAGGCATAATCGCTTCTGGTCCCGCCTCCCCCATTACCCCAGCCCCTTTCGCGAATGCGAAAAACGTAGGGTTATCTACGACCTGACCGCTGTAAGCGCTCAAATCTGAGGAGGAATAAACGCCTCCTTTAGCGTTGAACTGGAAGTTACTGCCATAGTCGGCAATGGCTGTTCCTGAACTGGCCGCCGCACCGCCTCCAACAGCTCCAAACACACTCGAACCTACGCTCATGATTGAGCTCAGAATCGTATTAGTTAGCAACGCCTGGGCTGCCATGTCGACGAGGTTTTGAATTATCGACTGAGTAAGCGTGGAGAAGAGGTTGATCATGCCCTCTTTAAAGGTCTGCGTTTTAGTCAACAGCCCCGTCAGAACATTAGTGGTACGCTCCCGGGTAGCATCCACCAGACCGATCGCCAGATTATTGAAGTCACTCTGTGAGCGATATAATTCCAGCGCGGTCTGATACTGAGCATCAGCAGAATCTTTACTACTCTTCTGCATCAGCATTTCGTACTGCTGCTTACTTACTGCTCCATTGCGATAATAGGTCTCGATCAAGCTTTGCTGCTGTACGAGTTGATTTCTTTGCTGGGCTAGCGGGTCAACGTCCCCGGCAAGCTCAAGCCGTGGCGCTGATAGAGCATTAGCCTGGGCCTGTAGGATTTGTCGGGATGTTTCCTGTGAAAGTGTGACACGCGCAGCCATGTACTCTTTTTCAGTAAGCAAGCGTGCATCAAAGAGAGACTTCAGCTCCTGACTTGCTTCCTTTTCCTGATTGATTGCCGAGCGCGCGGGTGAGTACTGCTCAGCAAGTTCTGCGCGTTGCTTCTGGTAATTCTCAGCATTCATCAGCAGCGTGCGCTGCAGGTCCTGCTCAGTGGCTCCATTTTTACGGGCAGCTGCGATCAGTTTTTCCTGGCTGGCTTTTTCCTGAAGATCAATTTTCCCAAGGCTGGTTGCATGAGCTTCTTCTATCTCCCTGCGCAACTGAAGGTACTGATTAACCGTTCCCTTCTTGGCCTTTTGAGTATCCTCACCGGTCCACGGAGTAGTGACACCCTCACCGGCCTTTGCCGTCTCCGCAGAAATAGTTTTGATATCACTTGCAAGCGATTTGGCTTGATCTGCAATCCCTGTCTGGACCAAAAATCGCGCCTTGCTGACGTTCTCGAGATTAGACTGCGTAGTTTCTAACCCCTTATTCACAGATTCGAGATCAGCTTCAGCTCGTTTTTTACTGTCTTCTACGCCTTTTTTCTGTCGGAATGGGTCAAAACCACCGAGGCTATCAAGCCTGCTGTCTGCGTCCTGAATCTCCTTGATCAGCTGGTTGCGCTGGGTGACCTGATTTTCATACTGGTCTTGCAGGTCAATCTGCTTAACGGCCAGTTGTTTATCAGACATCTGCATCAGCGCAGCAGTAGTCTCAATAACAGCATCCTTGAGGTTAATTGCTGACTGCCGGGCATCCTTCGCCTGCTGATGAAAATACAGTAGCGCCGAACCCGCCAGCATTGCTGCGCCGAACGGTCCACCAACCAGTGCTAAAGCCCCGCGAGCAAGTCCAACGGCAACCGAGGCAGCCCGAGCAGATACTGAGACCTGGCGATTTGCTGCAGCCAGCTGCATTTTCGCTCGGGTTGCCAGATTCGTTTGCTCGGTTTCTTCTCGAATTAACCGGTTAAACTCCCCCTGGTAATTAACGTTCAGGCCTTGTTGCCTGGCGGTCTTCTCCATCTGGCGGTAGTACCCAAACTCGGCATCATTGCGCTTAAGTGTGGCGGCAGTTGCTTCAAGCGTTTTGCGTGCACCGTCAGCCTGGGCCGCAGCCGCAGCTCTTACAGCTGCCTGATTTTGTTGCCAGGCGCTTACGTTTTCACGAAGACCTGCAGTTAGTTTTGTCGAGAGAACGGGGATCAATGTGTACAAAGCTACGCTTGCAACAGCATTGAAATTATCTGTGAGCAGGTTTATTCCATCGGTTACTGACTGAATGCCTGAGCGCAGGGGGCCAGTACTGCTTTGACCAATCTTAATGATCATGCCTTCAAACGCACTGGTCAGTCCCATGATGTCGCCATTCAGGTTATTTACGCGAATAGCGGCCTGCTCATGCGCAGTCTGGGTGCCGGTGAGGGCCTGGGTTAATGCATCAAGTTTGCTGCGGTTGTCCACCAGCACGGAGGCCGCATTGATATTCTCAACCCCGAAAAGCTTTACAGCCTGTGCGGTAGAAAGATTTTTCTTCGACAGGTTTTCAAGCGCGCCACTGAGACCTACGACTGAAGGTTTCAGTGTTTTGTCAGTGCCTTTCTCAAGGGACAGGATCACGTTTCTTAACGCGGTACCAGCTTCACCGCCTTTGATTTCACGCTCTGCAAGAACCTGAATCGCTGCGTTCAGCGTTTCAAAGCCGACTCCTGCCTGTGCAGCGGCCACACCGCCATTTTTGATGGCTGCGGCTGTATCTGCGATTTCGGATGCCCCGAACTTGGCGCCAGCTGCCAGCACGTTGATATAACGGTCAGCTTCCTGAGCCCCTGCTCCGAACTGATTAAGTGAAAGGGCGAGAGTACGGGTTGCGTCAGGCAAAGTTGAGCCTGCGGCCTGAGCAAGCGTAAGCGCGCTCTTTGTCGCCGCAGTAAGCCCGCCTGCGGTCTGAAGAAGTTCAGGCTTAGCGGACGCCATCAACTTCAGAGCTTCCACAGCCTGGCTCGCACTGTATTCAGTGCTGCGCCCCATTTCCTGAGCCGCTTCATCGAGCGTCTTTAACTGAGTTCCCGTCGCACCAGTGATGGCTGACAGATCGGACAGAGCCTGCCCGTATTCCCGGGTTGTCGTGATGATTGCGCCAAGAGACAAACCGGCACCAGCAAAACCTGCCAGACGACCAGCAACACCGGTAATGGTTTTACCCATCCTGGCATAGGCTTCGTCTGTCTTTTTAGCATCTTCTTGCGCGTTACGGTTGAAACGCTTTGAGGAGTTCTCAGCATCGCCGTATGCGCCCATCAGCTGAGATTTAAAATTGGCTGCGTTGAGATGCAGCCCGACGGCAAGGGAGGCAACGTCAGCCATTACATTAATGCTCTCATAACGGCCGCACACTGATCGTCAACATTACTGACTGCAGCGGGAGGCGGGGTTTCAGGGGGTGGCCCACTCTCCTCGCCTGGACGGCTAATAGCACCGGTACGCAGGAAATACGCGCGCCAGTGGTAGAGAGTTTCTACCGGGAGTGAAGCTATCTTTGACGGATCGGGCTCGCCCCAGCGGTCAGCCAGCCAGAAAATCAGCTCAAGCCAGGGCGAGTTGGTTAGTTTTTTTCCGCATCCTCAAGCTTGCCCAGAGCATGCTTTTTAACGGTGGCAATTGCGTCCAGCAGCGCCACGTTGTCGTGCGCTTGCAGCAGCTCTGCTGCAGTTGGTTTGTCTTCAGTTGCGATAAGGCTGCCGTCAGGCTGAACGAGGCAGTCGACAATCAGCTGTACGCTGAGCTCTGAAGCTTTGCGGGCATCTTCAGCGATCTGACTGTCACGCAGCGCTTCTTCATGATCGATAAGTTCGCCAGCAGTCATTCGGCGAAGATGAACGGTGGTCCCAAAAATTTCTGTGGTAACAACGGCGCTTTTAGGCTTCAGAAGAGCTGATTTCAGTGCAGAAACATCGATAGTAGACATAGTTTTTCCTGAGAGTTAGATAATAAAAAGCCGCCAGAAGGCGGCCAATAAAAATTTTGGTAATCAGCTGCCCGCTGCAGTACCCCAGGTGATGTTGTTCTGTTTTCCCTGAACGGTAATCTGAATGACTTCACTTGCCGGGGCGGTGATTTCATTCATCTGCCAGCCGGACAGCGCCAGGATCATATTCGCTGTTCGTCCGTTTGGCAGTTCAACGTAAAACTGTACGGTTTCTCGGTTTTCTGCTGCGTTGAGGAAATCGGCAAAGTCCTGATTGGCTGGATCGTCGATAAAGCCCAGCGATTTTTCCGGGCCTTCAGGCAGGTCAGAAATAAACTGTTTGCTGGTATCAATCAGCGTAGTGCAGTCTACAAAGCTGCCCGTCTGACCTGTAGCACCCAGTGCTTTACAGTTGATGAGGGGTTTCATTGTTGCTACGTCGCTGCCCGCGGCGCCCCACATAACGACGGTGCCAGCAGGCAGCATCGCGTACTCTGGCGAAGTTTTGTCAGCCATAATTTCTCTCTCTTTGAAGGTGGCAGCGAGCGCTACCGATGGTTTTCAATGCGGTCGCGTATTTCTATCGCAAGGATGCGTAGAACTTTCGCTTTCTGATAATCCAGCGCTGGACGAATGAAGGGGTTGGCGACCTGCTTAACGGTCCCCATCTCCTGCGCCAGCGCTTTGATGAAGTGTTTTTTGCTCGGGCCAACACGAAGATAAACAACCGCATTGCCTTTAGCTTTCGAAGAAGATGAGCGGATTTTTATTGAATCGCGCATGTGCTCATCTTTTGCTGATTCGTCATAACCAGCATGCGCTTTCATATCCTCAAGAACAGGCTCAAGAGCCGCTTTCCCGGCATCCCGCAAAACCTGCGTACCAACCTTTTCACCAAGGGCAAGGAGTTGACGTTCGAGTTCATGAAGCCCTTTCACCTCCATGCGGATCATGATTACTCCTCATAAAAATAAAGTACGTAATCGCGGATGAGCCTGTACTGAACTTGGTTGCTGGTAAGGGTCACCTTGTCCTGCAGAATATTTCCACGCTGAACATATTGAACCGGATAACCTTCAAGCTCTCCGTGGATAATGCCTTTCCAGTGAGTCCAGATAGCTTTATCCAGTTTTACCAGCCCGGTGTAATCACCCACTTTGTACATAGAGATTTGAAAGCGGCCAGCTATCAGTCCTGTGCGCACCATGCCGTTTTCGATATCCGGATCTGAAATCAGCTGAAAAGTAATGCCGTTTTGCTCGTTGTCTGGCAGCAGGAGAGGATAAACAGCCATTCCGGACAGACGTTCAAGCGAAGTTTTAATTGCCTGTTCTATCATGTCGTATATCCCTTTCAGCCGTAATTACACATCGATCAGGATTGCTACGGTCAACAGCGCGTACGGTGAAGACCTCTTCATTCCACGTTATTTTCCAGTCAGCCTGAATGTCTGGACGAACCCGGATCGTGAATAGCCAGGTTTCAACTACTTGCTGCTGGTCGATTGTGCGGATTTTTCGATTGGATACGTTTTCAGCCTTTGCCCATACAGTCGCAACCACCACCGCGATTGACGGGAGAGGTTCGCCAAGCGGCCCTCGCTGAATTTCCAGTTTCTCTAATCTGATGCGTTTGTTAAGCTCGCCAGCACGTAAAGAACTCATAGGCCATAAATCCTGTAAGGCTGAAGAAGAGCTTCTACGGCGAAGGGAACCTGAGCCACTGTCTCACCGATAACCACAGATTCACGATTCGCGTACCAGTGACCTATCAGCAGTAACATGGCCGCTTTAACATCATCATTCAGTAGAATCGGGTCCGGGTCGTCTGCGTAGCCAGGTGAGCTTTGGTTTTCATAGAGCGTTCGCCTTGTCCATGTCTGGACGTAATGCGCCGCCGCACCTGCGTAAATCTCCAGCAGAGCATCATCACCCGTAAAGTCGGTATCAATGCGGCAGTGCTGTTTCACCACATTTTGATCAAGCATTTGTGTGCCCCGAAAAAAAGCGGCCCGAAGGCCGCAATAGTTATCAGCTACCCGCGCCGGTGCTGAATGAACCGTACACGAACGCTTCAGGGCGTTTCACAGCCAGAGCCAGACGTTCTTCGCAACGGATGGTGATCATGTTTTTCTCGAAGTCGTCGGCGTTCTCCGTGGAGATAACGACGTTCGCATCTTCGCGGTCGAAGATTTGAGCCCCAGCGTTGAAAGCACCCGTCAGGAATTTACCCTGGAAGGCCGCCGCTTCCGTGGCAACAACCGGCAGGCCCCACAGCGTCGGTCCAGTCAGTGCCGCAGGGTTAGCCAGAATGTATCGGCCCAGGCTGTCTTTGGTCAGTTCGATTCTCGCCCAGTCAATGAAGTGAAGAACGTGGCCTGATGCCGGGAAGCGCGCCAGTTGCGCCTGCAGCATTGCCAGACGCAGATCGTCAATTCCGCTCTGCTGTTCAACAGTAAATGCCGGGTTAAACGCTGACGCCTGAGGAACAATGCCATGCAGATGCACACCGGTACCATCACCGAAGAGAATTTCCTGCTCTTCCGCATACTTCAGTCCGTAGCGCATTTCTGCATCAACGGTTGACTGCAGCTGTGCGAAGTCATCCAGGATCTGCTTTGAGGCTTTGAAGAGGTGAGCAATGGTGCTTACGCCAGTGATTTTCGGCGTAAACTCAATATCGCTGTAGGGTTTCTGCGTATTTTCAGGAACCACTTTCGCGTTGTTGGTAAAACCAGTCTGTTGCACCCAGAAAATAGCCGGGGAAGAAGTGCGACCAGGCGCAATCAGATCGCGGATGAACAGACGCTGCTTCGGTGCCGTATCGATGCCAGGAATTCGCTGGGGTTCGACGACGCCATCAGGCACATCCGCAGAAGTCAGTGCCGCCTTAACCGGGATACTGATACGTTTGCCACCTTCCACGCCGGAGGCAAAGGTTTTCAGCGCTTCAGCAGAGATCACCTGGTGGCCGATTGATTCCACAACGTTCTTCGCGTTTGCCAGCGGCATCTGGGCAACATGTTGCTCCAGTTCGCCCATAGCTGCCTTCAGAGTTTTTTCTGCCTCACGCAGGGCGTTGAACTCAGTGGCCATTTTATCGACAGCTGCCTTTGTTTCTTCTGACAGCTTGCCGGACTTCTGCGCCTCCTTCACCGCTTCTTCTGCTTTCGCGTTGAAATTGCCGGTTGCCTCTTCAATGCTGGCCGTGACTTTTTTCAGAATATCGTTTACTTCAGACATAAAGGGTCCTTATTTGACTAACGCCGCCAGGGCGCTTTCAAGTGAATTGATGGTTTCAGGTTTGATGTCTTCGGCAGCGCCCGGCGTACCGTCGTTGGTGATGACAGCGCCAGGCATGCCACCGGATAAGGCTTTAATGAGTTTTCTGCGCTCAGAGCGCGGTGTGTTGGTCTTGGCCAGCAATGCATCAAGTTTGCGAAGCGCGGCAGCAGGCGATTCATCGCCGTCGCTGACCGCATCAGCAGAAAGCAGGCTGTCTGCCAGTCCCTTCGCTACTGCATCACTGCCACCGATATAGCTTTCCGCGTCCATCAGCTTCTGCACAGCAGCCATATCAAGGCCGGAGCGCGCCGCGTAGATGTCAGCCATAGCGGTATCGAAGGGTTCCAGTGACTGTGCAAGTTCTGCAAAATCATGGCGGTTTCCCATCGCGTATACCCAGCAGTTGTGGATCATCAGGAAGGCACCGCGGCCAATCTGAATATCATCCCCGGCCATCGCAATTATCGAGGCGGCGCTGGCGGCAATGCCCAGCACCTTCACCGTTACACGGCCTTCGTATTCGCGGAGCAGGTTATAAATAGCCAGACCTTCGAACATGTCGCCGCCCGGTGAGTTGATATTCACCGTGACGTCGGCGCCGTTCATAGCCCGAAGTGCACCGGCAATACGTTTAGCTGTTACCCCTTCGCCCCAATAGTCCTGCCCGATAACATCAAAAACAGAAATGCTGTTATCGTCTGTGGCCGCCGCTTTGATCCCGCCGTCCCAGCGGTCCAGTGCGGAAGGTAATGTTTCACAGGTAACGCGCGCGCAGGGGCGACCCGCCGGTGCTACCGGAAGTTGTTTTTTGCTCATCAGGAAAGTGCTCCTAAGCGGCCTGTTTCAGCGGAGATTGTTCAAAGGAAATGTCAGGGAATACGTGGTTATGCAGCTCTCGCAGGGCGAGGGCCTGAACAGCAGGGTTGTTGCTTTCAAGGTTTTTCAGTTGCGTCAGGTTGAGCTGAACAGTGTAAATGTCGCCTCCTTCAATCGGTGGCATGTTCTCAAGACGACGAACGTCATTACGGGACATCCAGCCATTCTGAAGCGCGCTGGTATAGTATGCCGCGCGACCTGCACTATCGGCTCGCAGTAGACCTTCAACAGAGAACTCTGCAAACACTTCGTCATCGCTGTCGAGTAAACACCGGCCAATTTCCTGCTCAATATTCACCAGCAGCGGTCGAAGAGTATGAGTCAGGAACTGCAAGTTCATGCCCTCAAGGCTAGATGCCCAACTGCTTTGTTTCGTGGTGTGGCCAACCATGAAAGGAGGCACCCGAAACCAGCGGCAGATTTCCTCAATACTGAATGAGCGGCTTTCCAGCATCTGGGCGTCTTCAGGATTCATGGTAACGCCCTGGTACTTGAGTCCTCCCTCCAGCACCATTATTTTTCCGGCATTCTTTGAACCGGTGAACTTTGCCATGTATTCCCGGAGCCTTTCCCTCTGCTCTTCGTTTAATGCTTTCTCCGCTGTCAGGAAGCCAGAACTCTGTAACCCTTGCTCGAATATTTTTGCCGCAGACTCTTCTACCGCCATTGCTGAACCGATCACATCCCGGCCAGTCTTCATCGGCATCATGCCGCAAACACCGTCCAGACCGAACCCGCGAATGTGCATGATGTTTTTGACCGGAATGACGCGCTCGTTTCCGTTTTCAGTGTATTTGTATTCCAGTGCCCCGGTAGTGAGACGTTTAACCACCATGTTCTGCGGCAGTAAAGGCACCAGCGAAACCAGGCGGTTTGCGATGAATTTCTTCTCAATAAAGGCGTTCCCGCGCAGACAAATACTGGCGACCACCATCAACATAAAGCGTGATGGTGTCATTTCTGAATTGGGTCGGCGGCACAGTATCGAATAGGCCGGATGATCAGGCTGTTGCGCCGTCTGGGCAGATTCCGCGCCGAATATCCTGATATCACCATCAATCTCACCTGCTCCTATGAGAACCTACAGTTCGCCAGAGATAATATCGACATTGATATCCGTCACGGTATTCCGGACTGGGACGCCTACCGGGTGATGACCATTAAAAACGACACGCTGGTGGTATTGGCCTCGCCGGACTATGCAGAAGAGCATCCCATCAGCACGCCCGCCGATCTGCTGCAACAGTCGCTTATCTCGTCCACCAGCACTCTGGTGAACTGGGAGAAATGGTTCGCCTGGCACAATATCGACAGGCCCTGGCTTAATTTCAGCCTCAGCTTCGACCGCTCCTACATGAGCTTTGAAGCGGCGCGCATGGGGCTTGGGTTTATTCTGGAGAGCAAAATGATGGCTACCGATCACCTGAAGGATGGCTCGCTGGTGCAGGTGCTGCCTGATGAAATGGGTATCGCCATCAACGCGCACCATCTGGTGATGCCGCACATGAACGAACGCGCGTGGAAGATCCAGCAGTTCGTCGAGTGGATTGACCGTGAGTTGCGATTGTCGGGGTATCACCTGTAG